GCTTTTAATTCACGTGGAATAAAGCTAAAAGTTTGTGCAGTATTTTGTTCTTTTAAAATTATCATAATATTTTTTTATAATAATAATTTAAACATAAAATTGTTTTAAAACAAAAAAGGCATACTAATTAAAGTACACCTTTTTAAAAAAACAAACAAACAAAATGTTATGCTACAGTACCTTCAACAATAGAAGCTAATATTCCTGTAGTTAATGGCCCAGTAACGAAATTTGCAGGTAATTTTTCCATACCTTGAAATTCCATTTTATAAGATGAAGCATCACCCATTGCAGCACCTGTAGATACTGTTGCAGTTACTAAATCCATTCCTTTAGTCAAACCTGCCATAAAGAAATTACCGTTGTTATCTTCAACTATAACTTGTGGACGTCCATAAGCTAAAAGTTTAAGTTGTTTATGGTCTGCAATAGTTAATTTTTTAATATCCAATGATAATTTTTGGTCAACAAATGTAGTACCGTTATCTCTTGAACTTGTTACCGTTTGTTCAAAAGTTGAAGTTCCTTTTAATTCATATTTGTAACCAATAGGAGTACCACCTAAAGCAGTGATTACGTCCTCTTGTCCTGCAGTTGCAGAATATGTTACTGTTGTAGCATCACCCCAATTAATGAAGTAAACTGCTCTTAATCCTCCTAAACTGTCTTTACATTGTACAGCTCTTCCTAATGATATATCGCAAGGCATAATTTTATATTTTTAAAGTTAAAAAAAAAGGGATGGCATTTTACCACCCCTTATTAATATACGTTACTAATTATTAGTTAGCAGCGTTTGTAATACCATAAGTAGTAATATCAGCAACATTACCATATTGAACTGCAGCAGTAAAACGCATTACAACTCTAACGTTTTGTGAACCATCAGTAGCAGACATATCAATTACTTGAACTTCATTTGTATCATTCAATAAACCTGTACCAAAATAAAGGTTAGATTTTTGAGCAGCAATAGCAACAGTTGGAGCTAATCCATTTGCAACAAAAATTTTGATTCCATCAAAAGAAAGTGAACCGTTGTTATACCATTGTGTTCCCATTGCGTTAGTACCATTAGCACCTAAACCACTTGCACCAAAACCACCTAAAGCTCTAACATAAGCTCTTGCAGTTGCTTGTGAGATATAAAGATATAAATCTTCTTTACCGTACAATGCAGCAGGAATAGCATCTACTAATTTACCAAGTTCAGCAACAACAGTAGCAGAAGCAGTAATGTTAGTTGAAGTAGCAGCAACTTCTTGAGTAGAAGGTAAACCAGCATCAGCAGTAAGCAATGCAGTAAAACCATCAAATTCTCCAGCGTTAGCAGTTACACCTTTCCAAATATTGTTTTCAATTTTTTCAGCAACTTTAGCAGCAACGTGAGAAATTAAATAATCAGCAAATGTTGGAGGCAAAGAATCAAAAGCAGAATAACCTTGTTGAATCGCCATCCAAGTTTGGTGAAAGTCTTTTTTACAAAGTTGTAAATTTACTTGAAATTCTTCAGGAGTAATTATTTTTTCAGCAATAGTTACAGTAGAAGTAGCACTAAAATCACAAGTTGCATTGGCAACAATCGCATCAGTATTGATTCTGTTGATTACCTGCTTAAATTTGATATTAGGCAATACTTCAATTCCACCATTTGCAATAGTAGAACCAGAAAGTAAAGCAGCAGAAATATATTTTCCTGCAAATTCTCCAGCATAAGTAGGAGAAGTAATTGTTGTTGTAGTAGGCATAATTTAAATTTTTTTAGTTAAAAAGTTTTGCCATAACTATATCTTGTGTAGTCATTTGGCGATTAGTTGATATTTTATTTAATCTTAATTCAGATTTAACTTCAGGTGAATGTGTTAATGGTTCAACAACAACATCAGAACTTAATTCTTCTTTAACAACTTCTTTTGCTAATTTCAATTCAGCAATTTCAGTACGTAGTTTTTCAATTTCAGAAAAGAACATTTCTTTAGAAACTGATTCAACAATTCTTTTAGGAGTAGCAGGTGTAGCAGCTTGTGCTTCTACTTCTTCTTCTACTTCAGGAGCTTCTTCAACTTCTGCAACAGGTTCTTTAATTTCAGCAATAATACCTTCTACTGATACAACTAAAATCATCCCATCTTCAAGTTCGTATTCTCCAACAGGCATAGGAATTTTTTCCTCACCGTTTACAATAAAAACATTGTTATCCATTTCAAAAGCATCAGCTTCTATAACAGTAACTCCATCTTTAAGTTTCATTTGAGCAAGTTTTACTTCCATACCCAAAAGAGTTTTGATTTCATTAATTACATTCATATTTACTTATTTATTTAATTTCCTTTTTAAAATAATCTAATTGACTTTTAACAAATGAATTAGTTCCATTTATATCTTCTTGAAATGGAATTGGAACACCTAAATCTTTAGACATTGTTTCTATTTTTTTAACTACAGCTAAAAATTCAACGTGTTGTTTTATTAAAGTAGCATAATTTTCTTTAGACCTTTCGGCCCATTTTTTAGATTCAGTAATAGAATCATATAAAGAATTACTTCTAGACTTTGTCAATTCTGCTTGTTTTCTTAAATCATCAATTAATGCTAATTCTACTTTTTGAGTAGCTAATTCTGTTTTTCCAAACAAAGCATTGTTTACTAATTTTTCAGTTGTCATATTATTTTTTTTTATTATAATTATTTTTATAACACTTTGTTATAAATTACGTTGTTCTTGTTGAAATAATATTTCCTGCTCCATCTCTAACTACTGCAGTAGAACCTCCAACTAAAGTTCCTATTCCTTGTTCTGATAATTCTCCATTGCAACATTTTTGAGAGTATTTACCATCTTTGCATAAGCAACCTCTATTACCACCTGTTGGTGAACTTGTCTTTCCCATAATTTTATTTATTAATTTCAGCATTAGTTATTATTGATTTTATTTTATCTATTAATTCTTGTTCTTTAGCAAGTTCTAAACTCATTTCTAATTTGTCGCTGAAATATCCTTCAATCGAAAATCCTTTAACCTTACCTGTCTTTACAAAGTCATTCCATATAGCATCATTATTAACTTTCATTGATACCATCCAAGTCCCTACAGGAGCATTTAAACCATACTTTTTAGACTTATCCATTTCAGTATCTTCTACTATCCAAGATTCAACTACTGATAAATCTTTTAGTTTCTTTTCGTGTTCTAATGTTGCATTGTTTTGATTGCTATTCATTAAGAATAATTCACTTGCTTTGCGTACTGTATCATTTGAAAAGAATATATAATATTCATCATCTCCATTTTTACGGTAAATGTTTTTATTTGGTATTAATGCAGCACCCATTAAAATCTTCTTTTCATCATCAACTTTAGCAAGTTCTAAATGTTCACTCAAAGCAATAAAGTTAGATTCTATTGCAGGAAATTCAACGATTGATACTGCTTCTATTCCGTTTAACTTTTCAGTTTCGTCTATTATTAATTCAACTATTCTCATATTATTTTTTTAATTATAATTAATTTATATTTATTTTGTTTATCCTATTGAAGCACTTGAAATTATATTTCTGTCTAAACTTTGAGCAGTTGTAACATCATTAGAAACCACATAAGCCTTTATAGGTTGTGCTTCTTTATTTCCTATTGTTTGTGCTAATTGATTTGTTGGACTTGCACCTACTACGTTAAATGCTGGAGCGGTAGGAGTAGCACCACCGCCACTTTCAGAACCACCTGCACCACCTGAACTTGGAGCTCCACCGCCACCAAAAGCAGATAATCCTTTTGCAGTTGCAGCTATTGTAGTTGCTATTCCAATTCCTGCACTTACATTATTCATAGTAGCTTCTGCAGCAGCTAAAGCAACACCACCGGGAAGTAATGCATATTTTAATTTAGCAGCAGCATTGGCGGCTCTTGTATTAATAATAATTTTAGCAATACCTGCAGCACTTTCAGCAATTAATAATGCTTTTTGTAATCCTTTATTTTTTTCAAATAAACCTTTTAATAATCCAATACCTGCTGAAATATTATTAAATGTACCTTCTTGAATTGTTTTTTTAGCATCTGAAACTTGTTTTTCAATTTCAATATCTTTATCAGCTTGAAGTTGTTTATCATCTAATTTTTTTTGATAAGCAGCATATTCAGCATCAGCTTGACTTATTAAAAAATTATTTGTTAATTCAGCAGTATCTAAATTATTAGCTTCTAAAACTGCTTTCTTTTCTTGGTATTCTCTTAATTCTTTTTGTGCAGGAGTTTCTTTTGATTTTGCTAATTCATCTAAAATAGTCATTGCATTAGTAGCAGATTGCATTTCATCAGCTAACCTTTTTTGTTCGTCATCTAATCTTTTTTGTTCTTCTACACTAATTTCTTTATTAGTTTCTTTAACAGTTTTTACTTCATCTTTTTTATTTTCTTTTTTAGATTTTAATCTATCATCATCTATTTTTTTAAGTTTACGATTTAATTCTAAAGCATAATCCCTTTGATTTGCACCATCTTCTTCTACTAATTTTAAATACTCATTTTTAGCAGCAACCTTTTGTTTAGTATATTCATCTAATTGGCTTCCGTGTTCTTTTAAATATTGCTCATTATTTTTTAAAGATTTAGCTGCTGCTGCTGATAATCTATCAACTTCTCTTTCTGCTTCTGAAGTTGCACCTATAAAATCAGTTATTGCGTGAACAACAAACATAACACCGTCTCCAACTAATGACAATGCAGGTATTACTCTTAAAATAGTTGCTTTTACTTTATCAAAATTAGCTATTAACATTCCAACCGCAACAACTGCAGCACCAATTCCTGTTGAAATTAATGCTCCTCTTAATAATTTTAATCCAACTGTAGTAGCAGCGTTTACATAATTATAAGCAGTTTGATAAATAGTTAATGCTCTTTGTGCAATAGATGTATTTTTTATTACAGTTGCTAATATTTTAAATTGGTCTACACTTTCTCCTACTGCTTGTAAACCACTTGAGATAGCCATTGCAGATTGAACTTTTAAAATAGCAGCTTCTACATCTTTACTTTCAGTACCTAATGCTCCCATTAATCCTGTAACTGCAGAAAATCCACCTGCTACTCCACCTAATGCTCCACTTAATGCCCTAAATTTTGCATCAGGATTAAAGGCTTCAGTTAATGCTTTTGCATCTCCAATTCTATCAGCTAATTCAGCTGCTTTTTTAGCTGCGTTTACTGCTTCTTTAGATGTTGCTCCAAACTTATCAGATAAAATAGCTACTTCTGCTTGTGCATTTCTTAATTGAGTTCTTAAACCAGATACTGATTGTTGAGCAGAATCTAAATTTGATGTAATTTCTAACTCTATTGTTTTCTTTTCAGCCATTTTATTTCTCTTTTGATTTGGTTAAATCCTTGTTTTAATGTTGTTGGTCTTTGATATTTTCCTTTAGCTATTTCAATCAATTCACTTTGTCCGTAAAATTCATCTAATGCTAATAAATCTAAAATGTGCTTTATCATAATTTTATATTTCTTCTATTGGTG